ATGGTGGCCACGGGGAACACTACGGGTGGCGCGTAAGAGGTGGAGGACTACAACCTCTAGCAGGAGTCCTACAGCAATACCAGGCACTATATCCAGGGGCTATGGTGGCCACGGGGAACACTACGGGCAGTCTAGATCCCGCGGAGGGGAGCTGCTATCATAGGGACAGACCTCCTTTCTCGCGAGGGATCCCCTAGCCGGCTGGGGGATCCTTTACCCTTTAGTGGCTTTTTGGGGGGATCTGTGGATGCTTTCTTCTCGGAAGGCGGCGGCAGAGTTTCTGCGTCGTGCGGCCGAGTATCTGGAAAGTCTGACTGTTGACCAGCTCACTCCAAGCGACTACCAGGTAGACCTGTTCTACCGACTATGGAAAGGGCTGGATCTGGGGCCACCTTACTCTTGGGTGGAGCTTTCGCGAGAAGAGAAGGCCCCGGAGAGGGATCCGCTGACAGATCGCCTTATTGCCGCAGTACCCAACGACATGACCTTCACCGGCACTACCCGTCGACAGAATGCCAGGACGGCCATACCACTGCTACTGCACTATTGCAGGATCTATGGAGTGTCTTCTTTAGACCACATTGCCTATATCGTGGCCACGGTCAGCCATGAGTCTGCCTTTGCTCCCATCGCCGAGATAGGCCCCAGGGAATACTTCCAGCGTTATGAGGGGCGAATAGATCTGGGCAACACCGAACCTGGGGATGGCTACCGCTTCCGAGGGCGGGGCTATGTGCAGATTACAGGCAGGAGGAACTACGCCCTGTTCTCCAAGATACTAGGGATCGACCTGGTGAATAAGCCGGATCTGGCTCTCGTTCCCGACACGGCCGCCCATATTTGCGTCAGGGGTATGAAAGACGGGCTATTTACAGGCCGGAAACTCTCCGATTACGACCGGCCCACCGGCTATGACTTTGTGAGAGCCAGAGCCATTGTCAACGGATCCGACAGGGCAGAACTCATTGCCAGCTACGCCAGACACTACCGCCAGGCCCTTAGGGACGCTTCCTACGCTTAGATCTTCTCTCCCAAAGTTGCCACTGACCGCGGAGGTAGTCGTCCAGGTTGATCACCAGGCGCTCCCCAAGGTGATTGACTACAGCAACGACAGGGTATAGCTCGACAGACTCCGGCTTACTCATCTCTATCCGAGTACCCTGACGGCAAACTCAGGACGAGGACAGCCGACCCCCCAGAGAATGTCAAAGCTCCAACGAGTCTGTTTGTAGAGCCTGGTAACCTCCACCCGCATCGTCAGTTGGCTGACCGGATCGCTCATGCTCATCACCCGGCTGCCCAAGGGATCCACATCCAGCAAGGGGCGCGTGACCAGGGCAAAGGCGTACCGGTTGAACGCCAGGTTGGCCACATGATCTCCGATGAAGGTGATGGCTGCGTCATCGGGGAACGGCACCTTAGCTGCAGGCTCGAACTGGATGGACGTGATATTCGGGGATCCAGACCACCCAGTGACCACATAGGTTTGGGAGTGACCCGCCACCCTGAAGACATCGCCGATGTTGGGCGTACCCGTTCCCGTATCCACCGCCACAGTCCTAACACCGGCAGGATGATCCCCATTCACTTGGTACCCAGTCGCATTGCCCGTGGTATGGCGGAGGACATTCTGGCTCATGTACCAGTCAAAGCCCAGCTTCCGCCCAATCACCCCTTCCTTAATAGTGATGGTTTCCCCAGAAGCCGAGTATTGGAAGGCAGGCAGACCCGTGGCATTGGCATCGGCCTCCACATCCAGAACCATCCGACGGTCTTGGGGAGGGCAGAGCTGACGGTTGAGCACCAAACGGGCTTCCTGAGCTGCCTGGAGGTCGGTGGCAAAGGGAGTTACGCCGGCAGTACCCGCAACCCCATACACTTTTTGATAAAGCGCAAGGATGGAGCGATCCACCTCATTGGCCAGGGCTTTCACCGCCTCCGAGATCTGCATCGGCACAATGCCCGCATCGATCTCCGCCAGCTCCTTGTCCGTGATCGAGAACGAAGCCTCATACCAGTGATCCAGTCGGATGGGAACGACCGTTGGCTCTAGATCCGGATCCGAGGGAACCGTCGACCCTGGAGTGACAGGACGAGCAGGCACAGCACTAGGGATCACCACATCGACCGTACTACCCTTCCGTGCCGCCAGACCTTGATAGTCCGTATTGACCAGACGGGGCATGATGGAGTTCTCACGCAGGGCCATCATCCCCATAGCCAAGACCCTGGGAATGACCGCATCCAAATTGTTGGCCATCTTCAGCTCCTCGTGTAACAGGATCCCACTGTCCCGCTACGCGAAGGGCTCCCCCCTTTTACGGCATCCCACCGTTAGGTGAGCGGGCTACAACCCCAGTCTACCTACCCTCGAAATCGACGACAACCTCACCACGGGCAATGGCCTCAATGTGCTGGCCCAGTTTGTAGGGATCCGTAGTTCTCAAGTATTTACGACCTGACACCTGCACCTGACTGCCCGTAGCTCCAGATCCACCCACGGGAAGGGCAGGATCGAACAGCACCCCATAGCTAGTGCCCTTGACCTCGTTCATCAGATCCAGGAGCGTCATGGGTTTGCCGTCAGACCGAAGGCGTGGAGCCCCGGATGAATCCACCACCACCAAGTTGCCCTGCTGGTCATAGCCCACCTGGTTCAGGAGCTGTTTGGCTAGCATCTTCGCCAGAGCCGCATCCCGCTTACCACCGGCCTGGTAGAACGCCTCCGTGAGGGCATAGGTCATCTCGGTTTCCCTCAGAGTTCGAGCTATCTGCTCCTTTTCCTGTTGGACACGCTGCAGCTGAGCCTCATAGGTGCTCTTGATGGAGCTGATCTCTGCCTCACGACGCTTCTCCCACTCCGCCATCATCTGAGCCTGCTGTTGCAACCTCCGGTATTCCTCAGGGTTGACATCCCCAAGGTGCTTCAGTTGCCGCTCCAGCTCACGACGACGCTCCCGCTCTTTCTTGAGGGCACTCTTGAGGCCTGACAGATCCTCCGGTTCCGACTCTACATGCACTTCTTGCTCTTCACTCATGGCGATCACCTCTCACCGATAACCTTTAACTCAGCGTCGATATCGAGATCCTTAGGCAGGTAGCCGTGCTCGATCAGCACCCTCAGCAAAGTACGCTTGGAGATCCCAGCAGCCTCCGCCAGCTTCACATACATGATCAGCACCTGGGGATCCAGATCCTTCGCCTTCAACCGACCAGATAGCCGAATGGTGGGAGCCTCTTCATCCACCGCCATAGCTGCCCACAGGTTGAGCACCGACTGGATCCCATGCTCGAAACGACGGGCAAATCCACTCAGAGTAGCCTCAGCAGGAGCAGCCAGAATTCCAGTCTCCAGAGCCGTAGCACGACTGGAACGGGAAAAGCCCTTGCTCAAGTAGTCGAAACTGTAGATATCTATAGTGCGCTCCAGAGCCTCGATATCCCGACGGCTTTCTCCCAGACTCATCGCCAGGGGTTCAACCCACTTAAAGTCCCCTCCATCGGGCAGATCCACGAACGTGTTAGGGCCCAACACCAGATCTGTCCCCTGAGTCATCGTACCAATCCTCACTGGAGTGGGCAGACAACACTTGTGGAGCTTCTGACGATGGTCGCTAACTAGCTGGTAATGGGCCAGGTTCAGATCCGCCAGAGTCCTCAACGGCGGGTCACTCATGAAAGGGCCGATCTGATGGCTGTAGATGCACACTAGAGGGATCCCCTGCAGAGGCCCACCATCCACTTGCTGCAAAGCCCCAGGCTCACCCTCCCACAGCTCCCAACGATCAGGCTTGAGAACTCGATAACGAGTGACCAGCTCCTCACCATAATCCCCAGCAGGCTTGACCACTGTCTCCCGAAAGACAGCTAAATGGACTCCCTGGTCATCCACCCGCCAGTTGATCAAATCCAGAGGGGTATAGCTTACCAGGAAAGGCCTGCCCCGTTCACGACGATCCAGCTCACTCCTGTAGTTGCCGGGATCTCTATCCACCAAGACAAACGTATGCCCGAACACCAGAGCATGAATCGCCACCCCTGCCCAGAAGTTGTAGAAGGGCGTCCCACGCCGGTCGACATTGCTAGGGTCAAAGGTGGATCCCTTGGGCACATGCAGGTGGTAATCGTGAAGCACCAAGTCGGTGAAGATCCGAACCGAGCGGGCAAAACGGCGGTCGAACACGCTCATCAACACCCGCGACCGATAAGCCGTCTCTGGCTCGTTCTGTTCAGGCGGCAGGTAGGTACGAACCTTCTCACTGAACACCACCCCTCCACCTGGAAGCCGGAACACCCAGTTGTCCGAGCCCACAAACATATCCCAGAGGTACTCCCACCGGGGGCTCAGCTCACGGTAGAGAAGGCACTCGTAACTGGGGTCATCAGGCTGGGAAATATTGACAGGCGGACGGGCAAGAGACATTTGTGACGCCAAAAAAAGAGAAAGGGGTGCCAAAATGCGTTGCTACCCGGCAGGGGGGCCCACCCCAGGGGGGGCACCTTTGTTCATCACCACCCCACCAGCAAAACACTAACTCCTTAAGACAAGACCATAGCTTCGAGGTTTCTCCACACCAAGGTCTTGCCATATATCGTGTTCCACCTCGAGTCCAAGGATGTAAGCAAGATTCCTAGTGATGCGACGAGCTTCAGTTCTGATACTCTCCAAGCGCTTATTCTGAAACCAGGTCACACCATTGGCAAAGCGTTGGCCGGCAAAAGGACGAGCGGCATTGATCTCACGTTCTGCAGTTTCCAACTCCTCGAGCAACTGACGGGCACGTCTTACCGAATCATGGCTTTGCCGCTCCACATTGAGCATGGCGTCTACAAGCATAGTGGTCTTCTCGGGGGTTAGAGGGATCCCGAGATAGTACCGCACACGTTCGACATCCGTTCCCCACCAGACGTGGAACATAGCTTACAAGGGATCACAACGCCCCGATATCGCTCTGAAGTTCTTCTTGGATCTCCCGAACCACCTGATCATACTCCTTGACTCGGTGCACTAGGCTAGTCATCAAGACCCGGGCTTTGTCCACGGGGAGGGATATGGCCTTACCGAGAGTTTTCAGCTCGGGATCCAACAGGGGGAGGACATCGGCTACGTGGTCAGGGGTTTGGTCAGTGGTTTGGAGGGATTGGGCGAAGAAGGGATCCAGGGCGGCATAGGCCCTGAGGACATCACGGATATAGTTATCGATCTGGGAGCTCCTCAGAGCTGGGATCCACGACTCGGCAAGTTCTAAGACATCAGCAGCAACGGCAGCAGATCGTTTGAGGGGGCGCTCAAGGGATCTGAGGTTAAAAACCGACAAGATCAGTGCAGATAGGCTGGCTAAGACAGAGACAACCAGCACGAGATCATCAACGGCCATAAGAACCTACCCTTTGCTCCACGAGAGTCAACCGCCGATCCAACAAAGCAAGCTCCCTTTGAACTGACGAATGGTCTTCACTAAGGGACTGCAATTGCTTGGCCAAGACCTCGAGCCTATCACTGATCCTAGTCAGGCTGTGGGACATCGACCAGAGCAAAGAGAAACTGGCAGCCAATCCGACGACCATAAGGGAAGCGAGCACAGATGTAAGATGTGCAGCAGAAAATCTGACCAAGGCAGTATCAGGAGGAGTCATGGTCACCACGAGCGGGAACGTAGATGACGACCTGGGATCCTTCAGGCAATTGCGACTCTTTCACCTCCCGCCACCCGGCCTGGGTTTTGAGGTAGAAGATCATACAGGTGACATCCCCTGCCAGAGCCTTGGCATAGAGAGCCCCTGCGATCTGGTCGATTGCCCGAAGTTTTGCGCGATTGTAGCATTGTCGCACGTCTTCCCGCTGCAACCAGTTATCCAGGGTACGAGGGGAGATATTCAGGACGGTAGCGATTTGATCCAGAGTGGCTCCGTTGGCAGCCATCCTTTCGATAGTTGAGATGTGTTCTGGAGTGATTTGGAGTTTACGGCCCATAGGAGCTGGTTCGAGCGATGAGCTGGAACAGTCCTGCTGACAGGGATCGGATAATGGCCGCTCTGGGCTACCCAATCACCGAGGAAAACATCAGCAGAGTCCAGGCGGCAATGGACAGGGTTGCGAGGATCAGTGTTCAGGCGCAAGCCCGTATTCAGACTACCCTCTCACAGCTCAGCGTGATCGAGGGACAGATTGCCACTGCCAGAAACTCCTCTTCTCAGATCTTAGGTCAGCTGAGGGGGGAAGCCCAACGTTTGGCCAACACCATCAGCATTGCCATGAACCTGCCTATTCAGAACAAGATCTACACCGTGGGCTGATGAAACAGGTCGTTATCCGGCCACAGCCTACCCAAGAGAAGTTTCTGAGTTCTCCAGCAGACATTGCCATTTTTGGAGGGGCGGCAGGAGGCGGCAAGAGTTGGAGCCTGTTGTTAGACCCCTTGCGGAACATCCACGATCCCAACTTTCGGGGAGTGATCTTTCGGCGGACATATCCCCAGATTCGCAACAGTGGGGGCTTGTTGGATCGGAGCTATCAGATCTATCCGCTAGTGGGGGGCAGATGCAGGGCCACCACGCTGGATTGGATTTTTCCCAGTGGAGCAGTCATTTCATTCCGGCACCTCAAGCTGGAGCGGAACATCCACGATTACCAGGGATCCGAGTTTGACTGGATGGGGTGGGACGAGCTGACCCAGTTTACGGAGCAACAGTTTTGGTATCTTAGTTCGCGTCTTAGGAGTTCAAGCGGCATACGGCCCGTTATTCGGGCTACCACCAACCCAGATCCGGACTCTTTTGTGAGGAAACTCATCGACTGGTGGATTGGGGATGATGGCTATCCGATTCCCTCCAGGGCAGGGGTGCTGCGGTATTTTGAGCGCAAGGACGAACAGATCATTTGGCTGGATCATCCCACCCCCAACAGCAAATCCATCACCTTCATCCCCAGCCGGTTGGAGGACAACCAGATTCTCATGCAGTCTGACCCTGGGTACAAAGCGTGGCTGCTGAGCCTGCCCCTGGTGGATCGGGAGAGGTTGCTGATGGGGAACTGGAACGCTCGCGCCGAGCCGGGCAAAGTGTTCAAGCGGGAATGGATCCAGATTGTGGACTCAGTACCCGTTGGCAAAGAGGGATCGGGATGGGATTTGGCAGTGCAGGAGAAACAGATCTCTGGGAGGGATCCGGACTACACGGCCAAGGTGAGAGGGATCCTGGCAGAGGATGGCAGCTTCACCATCGTTGATGCTTGGGAGACCCATTGCACTCCAGCAGAACTGGACAACCTGATCCGAGCCACAGCCCAAAGGGAGCAAGGGATCCTGCAGATTTTCGAGCGAGAGCCGGGAGCTACTGGAGCGGCATACCTCAACCACATCCGGCGGATGATCGGGCCGATTGGAGTGGTGCCTCGCAACAAAGACAAGATTGCCCACGCCAAGCCCTTGAGTGCTCTGGCCGAACAAGGCAAGCTCAGGATTTTGAGAGGGCCTTGGAACGCCTTACTCATCAGTCGATTCACCAGCTTTCCTGATGGCCATGATGATCTGGTGGATGCTGCAGCCACAGCGTACAACTACCTAGCCGGAGTGAACGTCAAGGAATGGCAGGGATACTATACCTACTGATAGGATGCCAGTAACGCGACTGGGCCCAAAGCATGGTCTTTCGAGTTACCAACAGCAATCTACTGCCCACGATCACCCAAGCCAATCTCACCACGGCCATCAAGAATGCCCTGGCTGCCACCAACTTTCCCACATTGTTCGATGAAGTTAGCGGCGACCCCCACCTAGTGATCTATGAGATCACGCTCAACAACACGGCCACCTTTGGCAAAGCGTATCTGGAGATTGAGATCACCAACGACCTCAAAGTACGGCAACGCTTGCACACCAACTGGGATCCCATTGCCAACACGGGAGCGAATAGCGGCCCATGGGGGCCCCAGATCCAGTTCAATAACAGCACCGAAATCACCTTCAGGGGCTTTGAGAAGAGTGACGAGTGCCGGTTAGTTGGGATCCGCCAGTCCAACCAGATCCAGTTTCTGGGGTACCTCTACCCTGCCAACAAGCCCGCATGGTGGAGCGAGAACAGCTCTTTGTACTGCTTCATTCCGGGATCCAATAACTTTGTTACCTGGCATGGGGCGGCTGCTAGCAACAGCCCGTACGGCAACGCAACATACACCAGTAGTCTAGGTCGCGCCCAGATGGCTTCATCCAACCCGATCACCTCTAAACGGGATGTGGTGACAGGGATCCTACTCTACTCCAACAGCAACCAGGGAGTTTGTGGGAGGACATCAGACGAACTGGTCATGGTCAGCGGCTCAGGGCTGGGGATCTACGACATTATCCAAGTGACACCAAACGTAGAGGAGTACACCCTCCTGGTTCCAGCAGCCGGCGGTCTAGCGTTGAGAACGGCATGAATCCTACTCTCCTCATCAACTTTACTGATGGGATCCGCGATGCTTCACCCAACAACCTTCCTCTTACCGTCAATGGGGTATCTCTTGCTCCAGGCCAATTCGGAGAAGGTGGGGACTTTACCAATGGCACGATTATCACGCCACCCTTAGAGCTGACAGAAGACTTCACCCTGGAACTTTGGATACTAGAAGGGAGTTCTGGGATCCTATGGGATATGTCGGCCGCCGAGTGCCCTGTTGCTTGCGGCATTGCCAGACCTACTTCCCCGATTCGATTTGTCCAACTCAATAGAGGCACGGCTCAGAGGATATGAACATCTGCGTTTGTCTAGATCCCAAACGAATAGCTAAGCCTAACTCCCTGATTCAATTCGTTCAGCTCAACAAAGGCACGGCTCAAAGGATATGACCGCTTATCTACGTAATGTACAGGTTGACACTGTTACGGATGCAGCAACGGCTATCCATGATCTACTGGTTGACCAAGGATGGGAGGTGACAACAGGAGCCCCTAATTCTTTGCCAATGGTCTTAGCCGGGAAAGTAGTCAACTCAGTCAGACCCTACCTTAGATTTAGCAGCCCATCGGGAACGATCCTAAGGCTGAATGGAGATGCACTCGGAGATGGATCAAGCCTGAGTACAAACAGGGAATGGACGCTCAGTGCAGGATCTAGGCTATGGATGGCCGCAGATGACGAAGCCTGTTGCATCTATATCAAACCCGCCACAGGAAGTGGTGTAGCCTACCATGCAGGGGCTCTGGAGCGAATAAATCCCAACGATGGCTGGGCCTGGGCTGTAGGAGTACTTAGCAATTCAAATGCCGGCAGTACGTATCAAATAGCTCAACAGCTAAACTCATCAGCAAAGTGGCAATGGGCTTCCAATTATACCGGTATATACGCAAATATCTTCACGGGCCTCAACTATGAATCGGGAACACTGAACACGAACTTACTAGGCGTTCCTATCCTGGCCCCTTACTTTAGATTCGCCAACAACGACTTCCGAGGAATTGTTAAGTTTGCCGTCTCTGGATTAGCAGGAGCACCACCGGGAACAGAATACGAACAAAGGGATCCAGAAACAGGCAACGTGACCAAGATTTACGTTTGTTCCGGATCAGGGGCTTTTGAGGTCTTCTCCGCGTGAAGCTAGAGCGCACGGCTACAGGGATCCGACTCACCCTGGGAGCAACCGTCAGGGAGGCAGAGATCTCTCCTGGCGCTCATGTGGCCATCACTCGACAGGGATCCAACTGGTTCATTTGGGTCAACGGATCTCTTGCAGACAGTTTTAGCTCCAACTACCGAGTTCCCAGGAAACGGGCAACTATTGGGCCTGTTGATACCGTCCTAGACGAGATCCGTCTTACCCTAGCAGCCCTTTACACCGTTCCATTCGTTCCCCCAGAAGTACCTCATCAGGCGTGGTATAGGGGAAATCCCATCTTTGCCCGGGGGCAGATCACCCAAGGCAGACAACTTCTTGAAGGGCAGATCGGTGGATCCAAGGGATCCGTTACCGAAGGATCTGTTCTAAGTAGTGGCCAAGTAGAGGGGTTCAAGGGATCCATCACCGAGGGATCTGTCCTACCCAATGCTCAGATAGGGGGATCCCAAGGGCAGATCCTACAAGGAAGACCGACTACCCTCATCCCCGGTCAAGCGCCTTTCTCCACAGGATCCATCACTTCTGGATCAGTCATTCCATTCGGGATTTATCCGGGGCAAGTAGAGGGATCCAAAGGATTCATCCGCCAAGGAACACCCAAACTCTTTGGGGAGCAATGGACAAAGGGGATCATCATCCAGGGCACAACACCAGAACCACCTCCCTACATCCCACCACCAGGCAATGTAATTCCCAGTCAACGGCAGTACGCCAAGGGATCCTTCACACTCGGCAGGGTGATTCTATTCGATGGCACACTCATCGTCCCCAGCCAAATCAGTGGGTCCAAGGGATCCATCATCCAAGGCAGGATAGACATACTCAGCAATCCGACCATACCCAACAAACACTATGGGATCCAGGGATCCTTACTCTCAGAGGCCAGGACAACCCCTTGGACTAACAAGCAGACCACAGGTCAGGGGAATCCTCTGCCACCTTACACCGGCTGGAATCCTACAGACATAGTGCGCATCATGGAGGCACTAAACATCCCAGTTACCGAAGACAATCTAGAACGCGTCCAAGAGAGACTCAACAGGATCCAAGCGATTTCCCCTCAAGGCCAGAAGCGGATCCAAAGCCTACTAGCACACAGGGATGGCCTCAGACTAGAGCTCACCCGTACATTACAACCAGTCTTATACCGGATCACAGACGACGAAGAATCGATGAGGGCAAGAACCAATCCGTGGAAGAATCGTCACCGTTCCCGATTGATCTACAAAGAACTAAGGGCAGTCAGAAAACAAATCCAGGTGGCTACAGGGATCCACAGTCGTTAAGGTCTTCTTCTGGGGCCTCCCCTCCGCTGCGCTCCGGGTCGCTACGCTCCGGGCTCGCTAACGCTCGGCCCTCCCTTCGGTCGGGCTGGCCTTCGGCCACCACTCCGCATCGCTAGGCCTCTTCCGTATCCCACATGGCACTGTCCAAAGTAAGCCTCCCCCTTGGCTCCGTTCAGAGTAACCGCGCTCAAATAGCAATACTAAAGGGCTCTGTATAC